TCTCCGATTACGGAGTATTTTGGCCTTGGGGTCGCTGTGCAGCAATTGCAAAGATGGCATTCGTTCGGAAACATCTGCTCCGCATCGGGATGTTCGCGCTCCCATCGCAACTGTCTCCGGCGCAAATAAACGAGAGATTGCACGCTATCTCCGCCGTAGAGCACTTGCCGATTTATCGGCGAATCATCGGTATCTACGACAGGAGCAACGACAGATTCCACACGCTTTGGTCCGCACCATAGCACAATCCCTACCGCTGCGGCGAACAAAGCGACTGCGGTGAATTGCAGAAAACGTGTCATTGGAACCCACCCCATTTCAGCGCTAACACGTTGGCGACGTATTGCGCGTCGATCTGATACGCCGCGAGGGTAAAGTGCTGCCCGTCTCCTCCCTGTGATCCACCTATACCGGTTGACCAGTATGCCGGATAACTTGTCCATGGCGTCGGATTGCGAGCGTAAATGAGACCTCCGACCGACAGCCCTGTGCTTGCACCCGACAGGGTAAAGCACGTGCCAGACAAGCCACTGATCGTCTGCACTCCCGTATCAGCCGTCAGACTGTAGGGCATCCCGGCCCAGTAAACTTGGTTTCCGTTGGCGGCATAGGTTGAGAGCGTGTTGACGCACACGCTTGAGCCGGTGACGCTGGAAACCGTCATCCCGCCGAGCGTGTCGCCACCAAAATACGGATCGCGATCTAGGTCAACATATCCGACGATAGTGCAATTTAGGCCGTTACAAAGTGACGGCGCCAGGGCCTCCTCAATGACTTTCAGTGTGCCGAACTCGCCGACCTGAGTGCCGGAGCCTTGGGTGGCGTTGCTCGTAGTAAAAGTTTTTCGGGACGCGCTGCCGACAAAGATGATGTTGATGCCAGGGTTCGCTGTCGCAGCTTGTGCGACATACGCCTGAATTGTCGCCCACACTTGCGCGGCAGAATCGTTGATGCCCGTCACAGTCGTGCATGTGCCGGTCGGAGCGGGATTGATGGTGATAACCGTTCCGGATGGAGGCGCCGCTGTGACCTGAGAAACTCCAGTTATGCACGATCCGGTAACGTATGTTCCGATGCCAAAGGAAGTATTGACCACAGCAGCAGTGATCGTCAGCGCGCCGCCAGTTTGCGCCGTAACCGTTGCAGACGTGGTGGTCTGTAGAGAATTGCCCTCGCCGGGCCACCAAATCAAAGTAGGAGGTTGTGAGCTTGGCAAGTTCGGCTCACAATAAATCGGATAGTTTGCAATAGCTTGTTCAATGACGACAGGCTTTGCGCAGTTATATCCTACAGCCGGAGTAATTGAATTTATAGCAAGCTCAATTTGAGAGCATATATCAGCATAGTTCGCAACGCCGTTCCCAACAGTTGTGCTGCTACCGTCGCAGGCAAAAAATCGACCGGGTTGAGGCCGCTGATTGAAAGCAAGAGCGTTCGATGCAGTGATTTGGTTATACTGATAAAAGCTCAAAGTAGAAGGATATATCAAGGTTTCAAAGTTTAGGTAGTCGCTGATGAATGCAGAAGAATACTGCTGAGACCAGCCCTCCGATCCCCCGGTAAGATTCGTCGCCGTTGGTGTAGGCCCTGTATAGGTTCCTTGCTGACCGTTTATCTGGTAACTGACAGTGCGGCCGGATGACCCTCCCATCGAATAACCGACAGTTTGCGGCGCCATATGCGCGTAAGGTCCAGCGCCCCACGAATTGTTGCTGCTGTTGCCGTTAGGCGAACGCAGCCCGCCTCCCCCTGAAATTCCGGGGATATACAGGCCAGAATATGCGTTGGACGAGCTGTTTGCCGTGGTCGCTTGCTGTCCTAGCATTATAAGCGCGGCCGAGGATTGCTGCGGGCCAAGCTGATCCATTTGCAAAGCCGTAAGCGTTTCCCATGGAACGCTCAGAGTCGTAGGGATGTTCCAGAAAACATAGCCACTGTTCGTTCCACCACCTATGCTTAAAATTCCTACTGTTCCGGTAGGTGTGCATCCGGTGCCTAACGTGATCGTGCCTGCGCTATACTGCACACTTGCGATCGAGCAGCTTGCCGGAATGTTGGTTCCGGTGACGGTGTTGCCAGCCTGAAAGAACCACGGCACCCCTCCGGTCATCGTCAATACGAGACCGGAGTAACTCGTGACCGGCCAGTTCTGCGCGCCACGAAGATAGGCTCGGTATATCGCGTCAATACCGCAACCGATGCGACCATAGGAAAGGTTTGAAACATCGAGACGCGGCGCATTGACCAGCGCAGTTTGCGTCTCGTTATTCCCGCCGGCGCCGCCGTCGTAGGCGCCGTTGTCGGTTTGGTCATATCGCTCCGTGCAAAAACCGATAGGCTGGCCATTCGCACCAACCATGCTCGTCGTCGGCGCGAGGAAATTCAGCAGCCCAGGGATGTTCGGCGAGCCGTCGAACAGATAGCCCGGTGACGTGGCGCTGGGCCATGTTGCGCCATCGGTCGGGCGCGTGACGACCAGTGGGCCATAGACGCCTCCCGAAACCGCGGAAGCAGAAGGCCATCCGGCAACCACGATCCGGCTGCTGTAGGCTGCTACCGCGCTCGGAATGACGCTTCCTGGGTAGGCGCCCGGCGAGGCATACGGCGTCCAGAACGCAAACGTGCTGTTGAGCAATCTGGTGTATTGGTAGAATTGGTAATTCTGATCGGCCCAAAGGGAGACGCCGGGCGTGTATCCGGTGATATCGGTCGAGAGAGGACCACGACCCCATATGTTGGCGGTGACCGCGCGAACTGCGGCGTTTTTGGTGCTTGCTTGGGCGATTGTGGCAGCCGCTCCGCTCTGCGCGCCCTGGCCTTGCAAGCCAATTGAGGGCCGCGTGCTTTGCCCCCAGGTCAGCGCCGGGAGTAGCGCCAGAGCAACCGCACCAACAAAAAACTTGCGCATATCCCTAACCCCCCGAAGCCAAAAGCGCCTGCGCCGAACTACTATCGGTGATCGCCGTCGCCGAAGCCGTGGGCATGGGAAGCGCCGCCGTGCCAAAATTCGCGCAGCCGCCGCCAGATGCAACGTAGATGTTCTGCCCGACAACAGCGGTGCCGCCGGTCGGATTGATGTAAACGTTTGACGTGCTGGTCAACGCAGTGCAAAGCTGCATGGTTTTGAAATTCGCGCTGTTAAAATCAAGCGAGTTGATAGTGAGCGTGGCGGATGTTGTGCCAACGTTAGCATTGGGTGTGCTTTGGTAGGTGAGGGTTGATGGCGCAGGCGTCGTCAACCAAGCGGAACTTCCCGCGTTTCCCTGGTTGCTCGTGACCGATCCGCTGATCGACGCCGCAGCGCCCGCCGGAGCAGCCGCAGACAGGGCGTAGCTCACAAGCGCGGAACCAGTGCCCGCCGTCGTCACAGCAAGCTCCACGGCCTGCCCGGCGGCAATCGTGTAAAGCCCGTCCGTCGTCGCGCTGGTCGGATTGGTCACGGTCGCGCCCGAGACGACCGTGAAGGCCACGGCCTTGAACGTTCCGGTAGCGCCATTCCAATCCGCGGCAATCTTTGGCGTGATCGTGGCGCCCGAGCCCGTGAGCCCGGTGATTTGCAGCATGACGCTGGCGTAATTTGGTGGCACGCTAATCACATAGACGTTCGACGCACTGGAAAGCGAAAGCGATTTTCCTTGGCACAGAGTGAATTGCGCGCCGCATGGGTTGATGAGTGACTGCGCGTGCGCGGCGCTGCACACGAGCGAAAGTGCTGCGGCGGATAGGATTGTGCGGATCATGAAAGTCATCGTCCCGTCAGTTCGCCAACGCGGCATCGATAGTTGTCCAAAACGGCACCCATTGGTCTGTAAATTCTTTTGTTTGATGACCGCCCTCCGGGCTATTTGCGTTCGGGTAGCTGGAATTTCCACTTGCAGGAATGCTGCAATAAGCAGATGCTGTAGCTGAAACCTGACCGCCAATGTTTGAATATGTTCCTCCTGTTAATACCGGATCGTTTATCATATTAGAAATGTAATCCGCCCCAAGACCGCCGCTTGACTGAGGGGAATTCGCAATTACGTAAGACTGTAGCGCAAGGGTTTGGGTTAGTGCTGTAGATCCACCATTCAAAGTCACGCACTGAAACCCACCGGTACCCCAAACCACACTGATGTTGTTGTTTCCCGATCCTGAATAAAAAGCTCGAGCTTGTTGAACAACATTCTGAATGCAAGGTTCAACTGTTGTTGCTGGAACACCCGCGACTATATCGTTAGGGCCAACTCTGTCAAAGAACACCATTTTTCTGACCGATGGGGAATACGTGTAAGTGTTGTCATAGGTAAAATGATTAGAGGCGGATAGATTTCCTGAACAAGCCACTTGCCCATGAATGGCCATATCATACACCTTCGCCGGCGTATGAAGATTGTCAATAAGAGAAGTGACGGAATTATCACCCGTTATCGAACCTGTCGTAAAATTTGAATCTCCGTTAACCGACACTATTTTGTCGTATTGCAATGGAATTTGTCCCTGCATAACGATCGACAAAATAGCAGCATTTAATTGATTTTGAGTTAGTGCTGTTGTAAAAACAGCAGTACCTGCCCACGAACCTTTTAGCGTATTATTTGATGAGGTTCCGCCGATCTCAAATCCCGTAACAGCAGATATAGAACTCCCGCCAGTGAAACCTTGATTAAAAGTATTTCCATCCTGACAAGAAATCCTAGGTGTTCCCGATGAATTCCAAGTTACGGCCATTATAGTTGGCGTTGAAGAAACCGCCAACTGACAGACACCTTTTGCGTTACTAAGATTAATTTCTGCCGGAGTTGTGGCCGATGGAAGGTTATTCTGAACAGTTTGCCCATCTGCTAATGACCCATATATAGTCGCCGTCATGTTTCCATCGGATAATCTCATCACAGTTATAACTGTGGCATTCGAAGGTGTCCATGGAAAACTTGTATTTACAAGGGTTTTGTCGTAAGACAACCCATTAAAAGCAAGTTGGGCTTGATAACTGTTAAAGTTTAATGTTCTAAAAACTCCGATTTTTTCACCTGGAGACTGAAGCCAGACTGGACCCATGTTATATGTTTGACCTATTGTCCAAGCAGACGCGGCGGCTCCTTCTGTTCCGGTGTGCGATGCTTCAGTTTGGGCTGAGTTAAATGATCCGCCCCCCGGAGCACATTCTCCAACCGATGTTAATTGACTTGATGTAGTAGAAGTCAAAGATACAGGATTAGGAACGCCTCCTGTTACGAATGTGCTGACTTGCGGGGGTACTATAGTGTTTGTGCACCCGTTTGTGGTCAGAGTCACAACTGTGGAATTGGTGTATCCCGTCCCGCCGGTCGGTGAAACTTGAAATGCTCCTGTTGGGGCGCCTAAATTGTAAGCCGTATTTATACTGGTATCGGTTTGATCATAAACAGTTGTGGCAGTAACCATGTTGGCAAATATGCTACCGCTAAAAGCATCTGGTATTACTGTATAATTTTCTGGATACTGACTAAGAAAGGCGTCCATGGAAACGTAATCGCCGAGATTTCCTGCAAAGCCTATTGTAACAGTTTGAGGCGTTCCTGCTAAATTTGACAGCACTAGATCGCTGCCAGAATAACCGGATCGAGCTTTGAAAGTCCCCCAAAAATGCCCACTGGTATTACCAGCGGCGGCGACAGCGTCCAACAACAGGCCTGGGCTCTGCATAAGCTGCCAGTGAGCCTGCCCAGCGCCAGCGGCGCCACATGCCTGCTGCTGCCAAGTGTTTCCGCCATACGTCCACGTCATCCCCGTGGCGCACGGCGTGCCGCTGGAACCGTCGTCGGCGGCCGTAGGGGCGCGAGCGGTAACGGAGACGTAGGGTAGCTGCGCTGTCGGCACCGTGCCGGATGCGCCGAGCCCGGCCACGCCGTTGGGGGTGCCGATCTGTGCCTTTGGAATTGCGGCATTGGCCGTCGCCTGTGCCTGTGCCGCCAAACCGCGCGCCGCATTGTCAATTGCCTGTCCATGAGCGGCAGATGACGCAACGGCGAGTGCCGCGCATGCAAAAACGCGCCTCATTGGGCGAACCTCACATTGATTGCTTGCGGGCCGGTAAACCCCGTGCACAGAAATTGGTAAGACACCCCGACCTGACTTTCCTGCATTTGTTCGGAAAAAACCGTTGTGAATAATGCCACGGGCGAACCGGCGCCTGTCAGCGGCAAGAAAGTTGTGCCGCCATCAATTGATCTTTCCACAACAATCGTGCCCCCAAGTGATGCGTTGACGCCCATTGATGCACCGTAGCCGGTTGCGTTGAAGTTCCTGCCTGCTGCCGGAATAAATGGTCCTACGGTCTGAGATTGCGATGTAATTGTCCCCGACACCGATGCTACACCAGACGCCAGCAATGGCGCTTGGCTGATGGAACTACCTGTCGGAAACGATGTAGGTAGAGGATTGCTGTTGCTGACCGGAGCGCCATTGACGCGCGGCACCGACTGCGGCGAGACATTCCCACTCGCATCCGCCATCGCATTTTGCTGCTGGACGGCAGACGCGCCATTGATGATCGGAAATGTGGTTGCCGTGTCAGCCATCGTGCGCTAGCCCCACCCGATTGGAATATACATGGAATTGCTCGGTATCATAAACCGTGTTGCTGCCGAAGTCACGCTGATCGGCGCGCCGGGGCCAGGAACCGGCGGCGGGGGCAGCGGATAGGCGGCCAGCGTCGGGTTGATGTTGAGCGCCACCACGTATGAAAACGCCCGCCCATACCCCGTGGCGGCAGTCACGGACACGAGGTAGCGCCGACCGGCCACGCCACCCGCACCCCACCACGTGATCACGTCCCCGGCCACGCTGAGCCGGCTGTAGGACAGTTCGCCGGTGCCGGAGGGGGATACCGTCAACGTCACCGTGGCGATCACGTCGCCCACATCTTCGAGCGGCGCGGTCAGGTCGAGGGAGTAGTCAAGGTTGTCGCCCGGCTCGGCAGTCGGCCAAACGAGGTAAGGCGATGCGACCAAGGCACCTGCGGCCGTAAAGCCCTGGCTGGGTGCGACTACGGTGCGGGCAGCGGATATCATCGCCATTTATTTTTTAATTTCCCCAAGCCACAAAGTAACCTCCCGCAACACCAGTTCTGTTAATAATAGTGCCATCACTCTGGTTTATTGTCCAAACCTGACAGTTTACTACTATTGTCGATAAGTTAGGACCGGCCTCTACAGAATAAGTGTAAAGCGAAGCTCCAGCGTCCGATGCCACTCCTCCGTCAAAAGAGTTCGGAAACGCCAAAGGCAGGGAAATAGTAGCAGAAAGAGAACCAGCCGGTATTATGCAGTTCCCACGAAATACTATTTTTCCGCTTGCATATTTTTCATATGTTATACCATTGCCTGACGTCGTGGTAATTGCATGGGCTATGGCCCCTTGAACCCAGTAATCATTTGAAATATTCGATGAAGCGTCTGTGCTTGGCTGAGTATTTGCTACAACGCCACCGCCAGCTATATTGATCGCGCTTTCAAAAAGCGTCGTGCTGACAACGGATAGAGTGCCATCGACGGTGACGTTATTTGTGAATGTGGTAGGGCCGAACGTAGAGCCTGCTGTGGCCGTCAAGTATCCGTTTGCGGTGACGTTATTTGTGAATGTGGTAGGGCCGAACGTAGAGCCTGCTGTGGCCGTCAAGTATCCGTTTGCGGTGACAGGGCCATCAAGCGACGTGCCAGCCCCCGTTCCGTCAATTGTTACTGCGCCCGTCGAGAGGTTGAATTGAAACGGTCGGAGTGAGCTAAAGGAGCCGTATGGCGTTCCGCTGTTGGACGCCAAAAGATAGAAGTTTGTGCCGTCGTTGTGAATGAATGCGCCGTAGTTTCCGTTGACGGCTCGGAATTGTGCCGATCCTGCGTCATAACCGTTTGCAGTTACGCCGGCGGAGAAAGTTCCGGTTTGACTAAAAGTGTTGCTGCCAGACCAAGCGTTGTTCGTGCCAAGTTGCGGAATCAGGCTCATAACACCGGCTGTCAGCATATTTGCTACAGTATCGCCAGCGTTGAACGCTGTTGCTGTAGTGCCCTCTTGGGCGCGCGTGACGGTAAGAGTATCGCCGCTGCGTGCCGTGCAGTAGCATATCTCGTAGGTTGAGGAATTTGTCGCGCTAATGAGCGTAACCGAAAAAAACGATCCGGATGCCGGAGAGGGAAATTCCGCTCCTGTTCCAGAAACCACAGTGATCGTCGTTTGGGATGTCGTGATTGATGCCGCGAGGGTCGTTGAGTCGTTGTTTGCAAAGTCTGCAATGTTGGTCATAATCTACCCCGCAGACACGTTGGCGACATTGGCGTTATTCCAAATTTGATCCGTGCTCATCGGATCGGTAAGCGGCAGGTTCTTACCGCTGCGATTGAGAAGCTGCGCGGAACTGTTGACGCCGTATATCAAAGGCGGCACTCCGGGTGTCGGTGTATGGCCAGGGACAATGTTGACAACACCGCCATTACTCCACACCGCACCAGCGGATAGGCCGCTTGCGCTCGTCGGCCATCCCGTCGTATTTGTGACATAAAGCACGCCGCCCACGTTCTGAAGGCCGAGCACGTTGTTCACTATGTTAACCGTAAAAGACAATTGAAACGGCAAAGACACCGCACCAACCTGCACGGCGGCTTGGAAGACCTGCGCTACCGGAAGCGTCACCATGCCGCCGGATATCGTGATGGTGATGACAGCACTTCCGCCGCCCTCGTAGGCAATACTGACCGGATACGTAGCGCCAATGTTAGGAGCGGTGCCGTTCGTTCCCACCAGAAAGCGCATAATTCGGCGTTTGAGCCATTTGGTAGAATACGCCATTCCATCACCCTTGAAAAAGAACCAAGTGATGATGCGCTTGAAAATATCGTCGTTTGTCGTGAAATCAGTGACAAGACCCGTGACTGTCAGCGTGTTTAGAACGTAGGTGTTGAGCAGCCACGTATTGAGCGGGCCAATGGTTTTGAGCATACCATAAGGCAAAGACGGTCGAGATAGTCCGTATATGCCTTGCGCCACCCAGTCCAGCAAAGCGCCGGATATCTGCGGCTGCGTGTAGATCGGCAGATTAATGCCATTGAACCAATTCAGGTAATTCTGCGCCGTGACGTTGAACGCGGAATTCATCGCCTGAACGTCGTCATCGTCCTGATACTGCTCAAATACGTAGGCCGGTATTTGTGTTTGCAGCGCCGTAGGCACGCTCGGCGGGAAAGTGGAACCGGACAATTAGAAGAACGCCACGATGCCGGATGCCGTGCCACCGACTATTTGCACCACGTAGATGTCTCGCAGCATTGTTCCGGCGTGGACGTTGTCGAGCTTGACTGGCTCTGTATCGCCCTGCATGAGCAATACAAGGCTTCCTTCCCCGCCAATCCATAGCTGCTGCGCCGGGCGTGAAAACACGCCATGCCCGGGCGTGACTTCTAGCGCATGAGATTGCGGCCCTGGTGGTGGAACCCCTTTGTGCGGCGGGATGACAATGGACGGAACCTTCGCATTATCGTCGGACATGCTCTATCCTTGAACCACGGTGACTGAGGCTCCCACGCAGGTGAAATAGCTTTCCGGGTCGCCATTAATAATGCCGGTGCCCGACCCAGGAGCGGTTACAATTCCGTTAATGGACACGGTAAAGACAAGGCGCGTCAGAAGCGCAATCGGGATTAATGCAGCAACAGCCGTCTGAAATATAGAAGTCATATCAAGTGTGTTGATCGGTGCCCCGACCGGTATTGAATTTATATACAGCGCAATGGCCGGTTGAACAAAGCCCGCTATCGCAGTCGGCGATACGTAATTGAGTGACGACGTGTTCCACGTTATCGTCATTGTCACGGTCTGCAAGGGAGGAATGACAAAAGGAATTGTGTAAGAGTCTGGGTAGTCGTTTATCGTGATAGACACATTACGAAAATTCGGCGTCACCACGCCGCCGCCGGTGTAGGCCGAGCCGCTTGACGTGTTCACAGGAATGGAAAATGTATTTTGCGTCAAGACAGTGGCGGTGAAACTGCCATTGATGGCGGTAAGCCCTGTGGCGCCGGCAATCACGACTGCCTGCGTGCCTGTGTAGCCGTGGTTTAGAGTGGTTGTGATCACGCATGGATTTGCGAGCGTTGCCGACAAAACACCGAGCGTTGATCCGACCAGCGTCGAAGGGTCGGCGATAGCGGCGTAAATAGCCGCGCCGATTGCGTAGGCGTCGCCAGTCCCGCCGACAATGATCTCCCACTTATTTGCCGATGGCGTGCGGATAGAAATCAAAATCGGGTTAACGCCCGGCACTTGCTGCAGCAGCGTCCGCAGCATGTTGGGCATGCCCGTGGCGGCCACCAAGCCGGCCTGAACCACCTGCGAGCGGTATTGCGCCTGCGTCTGCGCAGCGCCCCCTGGCGTGCCAGCCAGCGGGTTTGTGCACGTCAGCGTATAGCCTGTCGGCGCGCTGGTCACGAGTTGCGTCACTGTTGCCGCAGGGACGGCCCAGGAGCCGGTCGTGGTGGCGAGGCAATAAAGCGGTTGCGTAGAGCCACCCGTTAGCGTCACGCCTCCATCCTGCACTGTGTATTGATAGGTGCCGTCGGAGACGGTGAACCCTGGTGATATCAGGACGCCTGCCGTTGCTCCACCTGCCGTAAAAACGACATAGACCGCGGTATTTGTCGGAGGTGCAGCGGTTGAGCCGACGCCTAGATAAACGCCGCCAAACAGGGTCAATAAATAGGCGTTGGCGGTGCTTGGCGAGATGCTGGCTATTGTTTCCGTCACCGCTTGATCCGCCACCACAATGGCAGCAGTATCGGTGCCCAGCACGTCGGATATGAACGTGCCAGGCAAGTTTCCCGTCAGACCGGGCGAGTATGTTTCGGCGAGCGCCAGAATGTTGGCGTTGATCGTGGCGGGCGGTGTGTTGACGCGCCCCGATGCGCCGATGGTGCCGGTGATCGACGTGACGGTGCCGCTCACGTGGCAATCTGCCCAAGCATCGGCGCTCCCTGAAATGTAGTCGCATTAATGGCGTAAGTCGGTTTTGGCTTATTGGGAATAGCCGCTTGCTTCGATACCACGAGCGCCAGAAAATACTGCGCGAAACGCTTTTGCGTGAGGTTCACGTAGTAATCTGGCTGCACCTGACTGATCACGCTTTGCGCGGCAGGTATGCCCCAATTCGCATAAAACGGGTCTTCGTTGAGGTTGAGCTTAAGCACTTGCACCAGCCACGTAAGGCAGAGTTGCGAATTGTCTCCGCTCGGCGACGTTTCAACCGCAACCCACGTGCCGCCGAGGCCATTCACTTGGTTGATGCGACCCCATACCCTCATGCCGGCGGCCCCGTGTCCCCGCTCCCTGGCTGCACTCCGGTATGGAAGTGCGTGCCCCAAGTGGTTCCGTCCAGCACAATTCCGCTCGAATTAATGACCAGCGTGTGCCCGCCGACCGTAAACGATATGCTGCCCGACGTGCCGGCGGTCAATGCGATGTTGCCGCCGCCGAGCGCAATGGTGGTTGCAGGGTCCGCGTTTGCATCTTGGATCGTCACGCCGGACGGTCCATAGAGAGTGAGGATGTTGCCGTTGACAGCAAAAAATCCGACGTTGCCGAGCGGCAGGAAGGCTAGCGCCGTCAGGTTCATCGGTTGCGTCAACGTCGCGATACCGCCGCCGATGCCGGACATGCCGCCCAAGTAAGCGTCTGCTGCCACCGTCATGCCCCTACACCCCCGCTGTATCGGCATTCGCACATATTCTGCGCCAATGACCGGTATCGTCACGTTTGGGATAGTGACTGCGGCTTGCCCTGGTGCGGCTTGAACTTGGAATGACACGGTGACAATGGAGCCTGACACCTTGACCACAGTGCACGGCAGAGAGCGCCCTGTCTGCTTAATTTGGTCCAGCGCTTTCGCGCGCGCGTGCCGATTGACCGATTGGCCGAGCGGGGTCTTTTGCTGGTTTGCTGCGCTATTCACGACGATGTCGCATTGCTGGCCGTCGTCATTTGGAACGTGGTGTTCCAGCTTTCAGCGTCGGCCTGACGAAAGTTCCCAAAATGCTCGACCTGCTGCACAAGAAACTTTCCCGAAAATGTGATATTTCCTGACGGGTTTTGCTGTGCCTGAGTAAGCAAAGATTGCTGCGTCTGCGTGAAGATCGTTTTCGGCAAGCTGACGGTATCTCCCACTGCAATATCGGCCCGCATTACGGTTTTTACAGATATTGCGAACGGCCCTATCCACGTCGGCTGTCCAATCAAATCCGTAACCGCTATCGCTTTGACCGTGGCGGGTGGTTGCGTGCCATCAAAAACAATGACGGAATTTCCGTTCGTCGCGATGCTCACGCCGTCGTAATTCGTGTCGCCGATGATGGATTGCGACAGTCCGTTAATTGCGTCGGCTAGTTGCCCAAGCGATTGGTAGTGCCCGGTCTCCGTGTGGTTGAGCACAAGGTTCGGGCTGATATTGATGGACTGCGTAAATCCCGGCATGGATGTTGTGAGTGCATTGGCGATGGCGGTTTTCAGCGGCGTTCCAGCGGGCCAGGAAAAGGCGAAGTTCTGGGGGTTTTCAGCGGAGCCGACTGCCGAACCGCCGGCCACAATGGCGAGATCAATCGTCTGCGCGGTGCCGATCCAATTTCCGTAAGCCTGATAGACCGATCCCTTGCATATCACGCCCGCCTGTTGAGGATTAGCGAGCGGCAAGCCCTTTGCCATGCCGGCAGACACGGTGATGTCAAGACCGTTCAGGTTTGCCGCCGAGCCAATGTCTTCCAGCCCCAAACCCCAGATACGCAGGAAAGCGTTGTTGATTGGCGCGTTTGCATTCAACACGGGAATGTCCATTTCGATATTCAGCGCGGCGGGATTGGTAAGCCCGGATTGCGGCGTCTGCGGACCCTGCGGCAACAAAGACGTAAGCGCCATGCCTTTCAGCGATTTGAACGTGTAGGCTGTGCCGTCTGTTTTGCTGAAGGCTATGGAGTAGTAGCGCACTGGTCTTTTTCAATTAATCTCAGTGCATTTCAAGCCAACTCTGATCGCCTCGGCTGTAGGAAACTAGGTGGTAGTTCCTTTCAGTCTTTGCCTCTACAATTACGCCGTCTTTTACCTTAACCCGCACGGCGATCATAATCACGCCTTCTGCATTCGCATTCGGGTCTACGGTCGCAATGTGGTCTAGCATGCGAGAACCTTCACGGCGTCACGGTGAATTGTTGCAGGTTTTCAGAAAACACCATCGTGCTGCCCGTGAAGTATCCAGACACCATGTTGAATTGCTGCGCGGGAGGGTCGGCAGAGGCAATCAATGGCGTGTTGAGAACCACATTGCCATCCTGGTCGGTGATTGTCACGTAAAACCGCTGCCCGAACACGCTCCACGGCACTGACACGTTGAACAGGTCGCCCGCGCTGGTCACGTTGGACGTTGGACCCTGAAGAACGGCAGAAAAGGTGAAGGCCGAAGTTTGCGATGGGGTAAACTGCGTCACGGTTGCCATGCGCTAGCCTCCCTGGCCACCGCCCTGGGGCGTGGTGTTGGCCCCCTGGGTGCTTTGCGCGGCTGGCGTCGTGGCGCCCGCTAGGCTGCCTGTCTGCCCGACCGTGGGGCTGGTGCCGCTCCAAGTCGGTTGGCCCTGGATCATCGCCCCGTTGCCGAGCTTCGCCATGAGCGAGCTTTGCGCCTGCTGCGCCTGTTCGAGCGTGAGAAGCGGGGCCTTAAAGTCGATCTGATAGGTGTTCTGCGCTTGATGCGTCTGCGCCGTCGAGGCGTCCGGCATCCTGAGCCGCACAAGATTGGTGTAGTCGTATTTCGGCGTGACCACGGTGTAAGTCCCGCCCATCGCATCGTGCTGCGCCATAGCACTTACGAGCGCGGTCATTTTTGCTTTTGCAACCGCAAACCCGTCCGCACCGCGCGCGGGGCATACCATGATCATGGACACGTAGAGCGGCTGCGCAATCAATGCGTTGCCCGCTACCGCTTGATTGGCGAAGGAGTATTCCCCGATCTGGTTTTCCCCGAGCGTGGCGCCAGGTGCCGGCAGGAAGTGCGCAAAGTAGTCGTTAACGTCGATAGGGCCGCCCGCGCCAAGAATACCGGACGGAAAACTATCCGCCTCGGTGATGGAGATAATTGGGAGCACCCCGCCCGGTGCTTGGCTGGCGATTCCGTTGCAGAAAATGATGGGGGATAGCTCATAGCTGAGTATCCATTGCGCCGTGCCGGGTGTCATTGCGCTGGCGTCAATGTAGAGGCGGACACCGATGCGTTGCCACCTGTCTGGTTTTTGACGATGACTTGCACGCTGCGGTCTTTGAATTGCGCGGCGTAGGGTTGCACAGTCAGGGTTGGGATTTGTGGGTTAAAATCTCGCGACGAAGGAGAGGTTTGCGCGGGCATCTGGGGGCGGCGCCCGAGTTGCTTCTGCGCCAGCGTGATCGTGGGGACTTCAACGTCAGGCGCAGTAGTGCCGTAACGGGAGAACTGAGCCCCCTGTCGCGCACGTCGGACCTGCGTGTCCATATCGGCCGCGCCAGGGCGCTCGAAATCTCGCTCAAAATACTCTCCAGAGTCTGGCGCAGTTTTGGCCTCGTTGAACCGCTTTAGATTCCCCTTTTCTCCGTGCGTCATTTCATACCAGAGAAAGTCCAACTGTTTGTATATGTCGGCCTTGTCTGGATCAACGCCGTAGTAGTCGTGGAACGCTTTCTTGCGCGGCCCGAGCCATTGCGCAAGGCCGCTTGCACCACTCTCCGGGTTGACGTTGTTCGGAATCAGGCTGCTTTCTGCTGCCAGTGCGCCCGTAATACCGGCAATGTGCTCTTCGTCAACGCCATGGCCTTTGAAGAAGTCGTGAATGAGAGCGCGATTGTCGCCCTCGGAGTTTCCGATTAGTGCCTGTTTCCACGTGCTGTAATGCTCAGCATTGTGGTCAGTGTCTTGGCGCAGGTAGTCGTGGTAGTCTTGGCGGAACTTTTCTGCATCGGGAGCTCCGCCAAACGCCGGTGTCCCGGTTACACTCTCCGGTAGTTTTGACCATATCCACTCAGCAAACGCGCCAAGGGCCTTTGCCATCTGCCCAATGGCCGAAAGGAACTTTTCTACGTTGTCGTGGAAGTCTGGCTTACTGATTTCGTCGTCAAGCCACTTGATGCCGCCGGATAACTTCGTGAGCAAGTCAGCAACCGTCTTGCTGCCAAGCAGGTCTTGCACGAGGTGCGTAAACGATGCGGACAAGTCGCCAATCGGCTTTGCAAGCCCAGTAAGGCCGACGATCAGCGTTTGCTCTAACGTGCGCCCCGCGATGCCGAGTTGAACCTGCAAATCTTGCCACGCTTTCGACACGCCTTCCGGCAATTCAAGCGGCGCCACACTGCGGCGGTATCTATCGCCGTAGTCGCGGATTTCACCGGCGGGCGTATTCTTTAGCCGCTCAAAATCCTCCAACGTGATGAATTGGTTGAGCCCACGCGCCTGCAACACATTCGCCAGAAGATTGGCGGGCGTCTGGTCCGCCAGCCGCTTCAGCGCAGGCAACAGCTCTGCGCTGACTTCCGCCGTGTCTTTGCCTTGCAAGGCGCGTTCGCTGAGCCCCGCCGCGTAAAGCGTAAACCTCTTCGACACGTCATGCAGAGCCTCGTTCACGCCGCCGAGGATTTGCCCCGGATCAACGACGCGACCGTAATTCGCTTCGAATGACTGCTGTTCGCCCGGCGTGACGCCAAGGCCGAGTGCGCTGCGTCGCTGGTTGCCTGCGGATATCGCAAGCCGGTCAATACCGAACAACCCGCCCGCACCAAGAATTCCGGAAATAACACCGGTGATGCTGGACCATTTTAGCAGCGATAGCGTGGCATGCCCAATGTTGGCGGCAAACGACTTGGTTTGCTCCGACATGGACTTCCACATTTTATCTAGGCGTTCAGCATAGCTGACTTGCTTCTCTATCTGAGACGAATTTGCCCTTTGTGCATCAAGCGCGCTGATGAGGTTTGTTTGAAACGTAAACATTAATGCGACCAGAGTATCCATCTCGCCGCTGGCGTTTTGCATTTCCTGTGTAGCTTCGTTCCACTTTGTCTTGCTTGCTATAAGCTCTGCTTCATATTGCTTAAATTGTTCATTAAAGCGTGTGAACGCCGCGCTGTTAACCTCTATCTCAAGGATGCTTTTGATCGCCACGGGCGCATCCTTTCACCCGCCAGAGCCGCGCAACAACCGGGCAATGCCGAACACGACATGGCGCGCGCGAAACTCGGCCGCGCTGGACCAATCCCATTCGTATTCTTCGCAGAGTTCTGGGAACCCCGATCCGGCAGCCCAGGCTAGGACACCAGCAACGATACTGAGTTGGTGCCCGGCGGCGGTGACAACGGTTGCGTCATCGCCTGTGGCGCGGGCTGCGGTGCTGATTGCTCCGTCCCGCCAGTAGTGCCGGTCACGGTCGAGGTCGGCAACGAAGCGGTCCACTCCATAAGCGGCAAGGATGACGTTGACGCACCCCATAGCGGCAAAGCAAGGTCGATCAGCATCACCCGGCTCTGCCGCGGCGGCACGTGCGAGGCGGCAGTAAAAAAAATCGCGGCGCTCAACGCCTCCCTGCCGTCGTCTGGCGTGATCTTGCCGTGGTCAATCGCCTGTTGCAGCGGGATCGTATCCCATCCCTGCGGCGTTGCGACAACCGCCATGGAAAGCCGGGTGATTTCGTTAACGAGCGGTATATAGACGGATATAATGCCGTCGTCTTTCGCGTTCCGGCTGCGCGCAATCTCTTTTGCCGCGTCTTTCAGAAAAAGGTTCGCCATACGCAAAGCCGAACGGCCTTCGCTCATCATGGTTTCAAACGTGCGAACCAGTAGGAGGTAGTTTGCTTCGAATGCCGCTGTGGATATTGGCTGCGAATACACGTGGGCGTAGATTGTGTCATTGTCGTCGTAGAGAGGGATATCCAGGTTTAGCGCGTCGTTGATTTTCACGTATCAGCCCACCCAAGCCACGAATACGCCATCTGAAAGCCACCCGGCTTCAAATTTTAGCGATTCTGGAAAGCCGACAACATACCGAGATTTTATGATGCCTTGTCCGCTTTCGAACAAGGACTCGTAACCCGCCGCATGAATGGAAACTACGTTTCCATTACATACGCGCATTACCAATTTTGCGTTCTTCATGAAGATCGGGGGCGCCGGTTTCTTCATGGTCGAAACGGCAAGTCTGTAATCAACCTCGTTTTTTAGCGCAAGATCGCTCATGCCCTACCCGCCGTAAAGCGTGCTGTTGATGAAGTAGGTCCCGAACACGCCCACCGGAAAGTCAGGGCTTGCGCCGCCGCTGTCAAGGTCACCAGGGCGCCCCATGGCCAAGTTGCTCAGGCTGTAAGCCGTAAGCGTTGGCGAATCCAGGCGCAGCGTGCCGTTGCCGAGAAGGGAGTTGTTTTCCATTGCCAGCTTCCAGGCCGCCGCAAGCGTCGTGGTCTTGACGAGATAGATCGTCATTGACACGAGCACATATGGCTCTTGCGACATGACCATGCCGGTCATCACGCCGTAGCCCGTGGTGGCGTCGCCGGAAAACGAAAGCGTGATGCCGCGTTTGGAGAGATACGGCGACGTGACGTTCAGCCCTGCGTTTCCAGGCAGCACAAGACTGCCTCTGAGGCGCTGTAGCGGGACGAACGGAATATATGGGTTTGCCATGTCCAGTGCCGCTCCGTCAGATTACACGAATTGCGTGGCGTTGAGATTGATGATGATCGAGCTAAAGAATCCCTGCGGCGCAAAGCTGGCCGAGAGGCCACCATAGATACCAAGTTTGTAATTTCCAGGTTGCGCTGCGTAGTAAGTGGCAAATGGAACCGCGTTAACGACTGCCAGTCCAAGGTAATCGCCAGCCGCAGAATTGAGCGCGAATTGCGTGCCGCTCAGTTCGGTCTGCGTCACGCTGCCAAAAACAAGCCCAAACGATATTCCGGATTGCAGCGTGTTGATGGTAACGCCTTGAAGAAAATCAACGCCGTCCTGATTGTTCTTCAGCGGGTTCTGCGGATTGTTCGCACCGTTGATGATGGCATTCGCCAGATTTAGGTTGATGTTGATATTCGCCCAATCAATCGAATACCAATAGTTGAAGAAGTTTCCGTCCGCCGTCTTGCCGCCGACGATAGTGGCCGTTGAGATGCCGCCCTGCGCGCCGGTCCCGACAACAGACACATTCGCATTGTAGAGCGTTTGCAACAGCGCGCTGTTGCCTTGAAGCGGGAAAGGGGTGACGCCGTAGAGGAAGGAGTTGTTGAACGATGTCATCAGGCTTGCAGACGATGGCGCATAGCTGGTCGCCACATATGCGAGCGCGGCCATGGAGAACTCGGTCGCTGGAATGCCGGCGGAAGCGTAATAGCTCGCAACCAACGTGCCCAGAATGGTTTCCGCGCCTGGGTTTGCCGCCAAGTTGTAGACCAGCGTGCTTCCCGTTGTTCCTGTTTGTGCCAGGAAATATCCATTGTATCCAACCGGAGTAACGCCAGCAATTTGGAACCATTGTCCGGGCAGAACGCCGTGCGCCGTAGCTGTGGTGGCCGTCACGACGCCTGCGCTATAGCTGATTGCGGTGAGGACGTTCGCGCCCCATGTGCCGTAGGCGGGCGCTTCTATGCCCATTACAACGCACTTCATCAGCGCGCTGTAGGCCGTGTAGGTAGCGAGCGTTGTCGTTGTCCAGAAATACGTGAGCGCGGTGTTGCTCTCAAAGTTTGCAAGAAACGTCAAATAAGCCGAGGTGGCATCCCATGTGCGCGGCACGACGTAATTGTAAAAAAACTGTGGCGTCGTGGCTTGGATGCTGGACAGCAGGAATGCCGTTCCGTCTGCTGCATTGCCTGGCCCCAGTTCGAGCACATAGACCGCCGTGCTACCGCCTTGCGCGAACCATGTGGTGCCCATTGCGACAAGTTCTGCCACGTCCTCCACGGTGTAGATCAGCGTGCCCGTGGCGCTTGCTCCTGTGCCGCTGGGAACGGGGTAGGTGAACGCAGTGGTCGTGGTGACGGTGCACAGGAAGGTGCCGTTGTAGCCCGCTGGCGTCGCACCGGCTATGGTGATGTAAAGCGTGTCTCCGACCGTGAAGCCGTGCGCCGTCGAAGCGGTGGCGGTAGCGAGTCCGCCGGTCTGCGTCAGCGTCGTAAGCGCCTTGGACCCGGCCAGGTAGGGCGTCAGGTTGGCATACTGCGTCAGCAGCGTGGCAGTGCCTTTGGCGGTATTCGTCGCCCCTTGGCTGAGCAGCGCAGTCGTGCCCTGCAACGTGTTAGGGGTAGGTGCCTGCGTCTGGCTGACGTTGACTATGACTATCGCCGGCATGTGGTGCTCCCCTTCAGGCGCGGCTTAGGTGTAGCTGATGCTGACAACAGGGGAGCCAGCCGTGGGCACTGCCGACAACACAATGCCTGTCAGGCACGGCCATTGCAGGTCGTAGACCGTGCCCGCCGTAGCGCCCGAAGGGATCGTAAAGATTTCATTGGATGCCGCTGCCGCGCCGGTCGTGGCGCAATCATTGAACACGAAGCTACCATTGGACGCGGTGCCGCCCGCCACTACAATAATTTTGCCGAGCCGACCAGGCGACCCTTTGATAACCGCAGCGGCGGTCTTATTCAAAGCACTCAGCGTGTCTCCGGACGTAGTGAGAAGGTTGCCTTCGGTGTCCGTTGCAAGAAAGCTTAGCTGCCCGGTTGGCCCCTGGGCGATAAAAGCTGCGTTATTCTGACCCATGGTGTGCTCCGGTTTTTTCTATGCTGCGAGTTGCGACGGTGGCGATATTGCGCACACTGCTTCGCTGATGAGTTGCTGAGCTACGGCGCGAACAGCGCCTTGAAAGTAAGATACTTCCCAATCGACGGTCTTTTTCATCGCCAGGATACCGAGTTCCGACTGCGTGCGCTTTTGATCACGAATGACAGGAAGCGTGCTCATCATGCCTATCGCATTCGTGTCTCGACTGTATTGCAGAACGAGATTGACGAAATTGCTCGCCGCATCGTTGGTCAGTCCGTAAAGTGTCACGCGCACCCGGTCCGCCACAAGTTGTGCCTGAGTTGTGGTGGCGTCGCAAAAACTCGGGAATGCCTGCAATGCTTCGGTAGCATCGGGTTCGATGTGAATGACGCCGTAAGGGGGGCGTAGATTGTCCGGCACGGCATAAGATGGGTAAAGCGTCAACCCAGGGTTTGGAATTTGCAACCATACCGGATTGTAAGACGCTAGAGCCAACCAAACCGGAAGACTGTTGCTTACGATCAATGTTGACGACGAGAGCATCTGCGCATCGTCAATTAGCTGGCTTTCAAGCGCCGGATAGACCGCATCTCCGGCGTAGTGATAAAGTCCAGATTGCCGGAACCGCGGGCCGCCGGCAGAGAAGGCAAACTTCACGCCAGCCGCTTCGCCGACCCAAATCTGATCTGCGCCTATGGTATCAAACCTGACAACAGCGGTGCCGGACGTGAACACCACGCGGTTAATGGAGATGGTTTCATCTTCGTTTTGCATTTTGGCGACGGTACGGTGCACGGAGCCTTGCACAAGCACGGTTTCAGATTTTAACCAGAATACATATCCGTCAAGAGGAAGAATGCGGCGATTGTAGAGCGAAAACGGTATCTCTGCGCCTTCGGTAAGAACCCTAAGCCCTTCGAGCGCGGGTCCGGCTATCCCGTCCGGTTCCTGCATTTCATCTAGCAGGCCCATCTATTCAAACCATGCTTTCATTGAGGCTTGGTATAAGCCCGTGTCGCGGAACGATGGCCTGGCGGGGTTCTTTTTCGAATAAGGATGCTTCAGCCGATGGTTCACGCCGTCCAGCGATGCCTGTGTGGGGGCACCTTTGATCCTGCCATCGAATTCGCGCATGGAGATTGCATTCTTGAACATGCGCTCAATGTCAGACGCGGCGGCGTTCGTAGAATTGCTGACGTTTCTGTCAATGGAGACATTGCTTATAGCGGAGCGGCTAATCAGCGTTTCGAACGCTTCTCCGATGCTTTCTTCCATCGCCTTTACAATATCTTTTTTGTGCATGTCAAAAAAGGTCTGCATGATGTGATACTTGTCTTCAAGTATCTGCGCCACATCTACCGTGCTTTTGAATGCGCTTGGCGTAGCTGGTGCGGCGATTGCTGTGGCGCGTCCTTTTTTGCTAGATATGGTGCGGACGCGCTTGACGTGCTCCGGCGCCGAATTGGCATAAGGCACGTCGATAACGCCCAAGATGAGTTTCATGTCAAGATAGGCCCACAATCGTTGGCCCGTAGGCTTGCGCGAAGGCGATGTATTGCCTGCCGTATGGGTCTTTCATGTTTTGCAGGTCTTGCAACGTCAGTTGCTTCATGAAGTCCGGGTTGAGCAGACTGACCGACGTTGATGCATCCGCCGTGCTGGCGACAACACCAGCCGCGAAGTTTAGGATGCCATATGACTTTCGACGGTCAGCAAAATAGGTAAAACCCGGCTGATCCTCGGCAAAGTTGATAATCTGACTAGCCCCGAGATTATATACCGCCAGATTATAGATGCCGCCCGGTGCGCATTGTAGAAGCTGATTGACAATTGCCTGAGCCACGGAAAGCGCATATCCGATAATCGGCGCGGTCGGCGGAAGATACGCCACATTGATCTGCACCACGTTTTGCAGGAATGAGGTAAATCCCGCCAGCGTGGGAGGCCCTGACGTATAACCGGACACCTATGCCGCACGCCTTGTCGTCGAGGCGCGCTTTTTCCCAACCGCTGGCGGTGTCGGCGGCGCGTTCGGGTTCATGCCCATGTTTTCGGTCACAATCAACCCTTCCGACATCTGCGGCACGGTGTTGTTCGGGTCCGCCTTTTCCTGCTGCACGGTGATCCGGAGCGCGTTCAAGCTCTCCTGCCTGCCCGCTTCGTCCAGTGCCTTGATGACGTTCAGGTTCTGCGCCACAGCATTGGCGCGGCGTATTTCAATGCCCTGGTCCACAAGCTGGGCCATATTGTATTCAATCAGATATGTCAGTCGGGCCGCGGTTATTGGCTTGCCGATGCTGTAGCAGGTGCCATGAAAAGCGCGCGCCCTGTCAATCGTATCGGCAGGCACCATGCCGTATTTGGCATGTTGCACAATAATGGCGTCGATATCGTCTTGAGACAGATTGCCGCTGACTTTGACTTGATTGCCGACCGGAATCGGCTGGCTGCGCACATGCAACTCACCTGTTTCACGACGCACGGCGTAGGCAAAGATCATGTTCTGCTTTGTGGCGTTACCGATATACAGGTCTGGCATGAACCGGGCGTTCCTTACTGGTATTGGATCGACACGATGGTAATGCCTTCCGGCCGCACGGGCCAGCCCGATGTCATGCGCTGCTCAAATAGGGTATCGACGGCGCCGAGGGCCAGCGCCACGGTGATTTCGCGCGGGGCGATCATATCGGTAAGCTGCATCGTGGTTGCCGTCATGTTCGGCGCAAGTTCAAAGAACTTGTTCGTGTTCCACTTCGGCTGTTTAAGCCCTTCGACTTCTGGCATGACGATCAGAACTGCGTCATTACCGCCGGCGCCTTTTCCGATGAGCGTGTCGTCATAAGCCCAGATCAGTTCGTCCCCGTTGGCCATCAGCACATCCTTGATGACGCCAGCCGTAGACGTTGTGCCGGCGCCAGGGCGCTGGTAGCTCGTGACTTGGACCACGTTATACTCAAACGTGCCGAGCGTGCGCTGCGGGCCGACGATGGCGAACTTTCGTCCGCCGCCGAGTTGGTTGGTCCGCGTCTTGATCGCCTGTATCTGCTGCTGGATAAAAAACGCCATCTGCCCATTGTCGTATGTGACGGCAGTGTCGTTTCCGAAGCTGTCGGGCGGCAATCCGATTGCGTAAGCACCGTTGGCGTAGATTAATCCCTCGCCATTCGCTGGATTTGCTCCGTACAGCAGGAACGTGCGCGCCGTGTTGCAGACGGCCTGCTGATTGGCGAGCCGCACCGCATCGGTCAGAGAAAAACCATATCGACCCGCAGCGGCGGTGTCGTGGTGGTCGTATTCTGCGTGGATGCGCACCAGATACGTCGGCGTCGCAATCATGGATGCGGCAATATCTGGGCCTGGAAGCAGGTTGCCGGCGGCTTGCGAGGCCGATGACTTTGTGCGCAAATCAAGACGGCGGATGACGACTGCGAGATCGTCTTCGCCAAGCATGACGCGCGGCTCGCCGTTTGGCAGCGTCTCGAATGCGCCGGATGCCTGCGAGTATGGCATGATGATTTCCGGTATCATCATGTGCGGATTGACCAACTGATAGGCTGGCGCGATTAGCGACATGTCTTAACTCCTTGGCGCGTGCGTGTGTTGTGGATGCGCTCGCGCGCTCGGTTGGCAATCAGATTTGAATAAGGATGGCGGTGCCGTTCCGGCTGTAGGACACGGCGCCGGTAATGGAATTGTAGTTGACCACAATCGAATTGTTGGCCTGGATGTTGCAGATTTTGCAAGGCAGCGCGCCGGTTCCGTAATTGGCCACAATGGTTCCGGCGATGGTTCCGATTTGGCCGGTGGTGGCGGGCATGGCGATGGTAAAGTTCTGGTTGTTGGTAAACGCGGTTACGGTGAAGTTTCCGTTTACCAAAGCGGCGCCTCCGGTTCCGCTGTTGGTGGCGCCCGAGATGTTGATCACATCGCCAACACCGCCGACCGGGGTTGCAACCCCCGCAACCACAACGGCCTGGCCGCCATTGGTGGCGCTCCACGTCATGGAGGTGATTGCATAAGTTGCCGCGGTTTCGTAGGGCGCCAGAACCTGGTTGTTAAAGTCCCAGGATACCTGTTGCGTCACCAGTCCGCCGGCGAGGGAAATAAGCGACGGATCGGCCTGCACCCAGATTTGGGCCAAGGAACCCAGGCGATAATAGTTGACCGCACCGTATGTTCCGACAAGCGGCACCGGGCTTTGCGGGCTGGTCACAGCCGCGTAATTCTGGTCGAAGACCGAGAACCCCGTAAGCTGTCCGGTTGTCGCCGCGGTCAAAGTCGTGGCGCGACCAACGCGGCTGCCGAGTATTTCGGACGGGTTCGCTGCGCTGAATGTTGCGGCTGGCACAAGTTCCGTGATTCCGACACCGCCCCACATCGGCAGCGTTTCGGTCGGCGCTAGAATGCCAGAGACGAGTTGATACCTCACCGCCGGCTGGTCTTCGGCCATGCCTTGGAAGCCGCCAGTCGAGCTAATGTTAAACGAGCCCGCCGCATTGGTCGTGCCGTAAGGGTTGAATGCGATTTGTGGCGTTGCCATGGGTTAGGCCCTCCGCTCGGTATTGAATCTGATTGCACGCATTGACGGAGGCGCGAATGCTTTGAAGATGGTCGTGCGCCCGACCCATTCGGTGACGTGATGGCCGCTATCCAGCGTGCGCTGGCGCGGGATCATGGCACCCTCTGGCATGTCCGAGGTGCTGCGGCTGGCAATGATGGCATCGGCCCTGATCTGGCCCTCTGCGACCACCAGCGCAGGCTCCTGGAGTGCCGCGAGGTCCACCGCTTTCCACGCCTTGGAGTGGCCTTGTAGGCCGCGGGCGCAGCGCACCCGATAGCCCATTGGTTCCTCATACATATGCGGCGGCGGGCAACGCTGGCCCAGCGCCTGATATGGTGCGTCGTAGACTGCCTGCGTATCGGCCATGATGGCGTAGTTCGCGTCCGTGTATGGCATGGGGACATGCGCCAGTGCGTGAGCGAATTTGTCGCGATCTTTGCTGATCGCCTCTGCGCGGGCGCGCAGGTCGGATAGATCGGCGTCGCGCCGGGCGGCATCTTCGCGCTCTTTCTTCGCCGCCGCTTCGCGCTCGGCTTTTTTCTCATCGGTCTCTGCCGCATCGCGCCTGGCCTTCATGCGGTCACGCCGACTGCTGCGGGCCTTGTCCATGGCAGCCGTCTCGTCCATGCCTTCGTCGCAGTATTTCTTGCGCTCGACGGCCTCCTCGGCATCGTCGCGAGCGCATGATGCCGCGTCTTCGCGCTCCCACTCGGCGCGCTCGGCATCCATGCGGCGCTGCGCGTCTTCGCGTTTGCGGTCGGCCTCCATGGCGTCCATGCGCTTGCTCATCGCATCCAAGTGCTTGAGCACCCGATCAATGGTTTCGCCCTCAGCATCGCGACGTGCCTTGTCGGCCGCAGCGGCTTCAGCAGCTTTCTTCTCTTCTTCGGTCATTGCGGCTTTATCCTTGCGTGACGCGTTTTGACTGTCTGTGCGGACGCCGGAAGGGCCGTTTTGCCTGTCCCAGACGCCGTTTTTTACAAGCGCGATGTGACACATCAGCTGCGGGTTGCCCTCGACCAGCACCGTTTTGCCATTTTCGAGCGTGATCTTTTCGCCCAAGTCCTGCGAGCCGAAGTGCACCGACGGGCTTGTGCTCCACTGGTTCTTTGCCAGGAAGTTTATCGTGTCGGTATCGTATATGCGCACCACGGCCCAGATGTCGGGACCGTCAATGTTTTGCACGCCGCTCGCATCGGCGATGTAGGCATATTGCACCGTGCCTACCGTGCGGCTCGCAAACTCTTGGCTGTTTAGATTTCCTTCAGGGTGATCAATGATCACGGGCAGCGCCGCAACACGTTCCAGGGTTTCCGGTGTCAGCCATATCGCCGGGTCGCGATACGCCATTTCGTCCAGAGCGGCGCGGTATGCCGTGCCTGTTGAGGTGATGCGAATTGCCCAAAGCGCAAACCCAGAGAACATCTGCGGGCTGTTCATAATGCCTGCTGCGATGGCTTTCGCGGCCTGCATTTCGTTCATAGAGAACTTGTCAAGCGCCACGCGGCAACCGGGATGCAGCGGCTCCGGCGGGGTTGCAATGTCCGCCCAAGCGTAGCCAGTGTGCTCGTCGTTCAGCGTCGGCTCAAACGGTGCGTCTATCCTTTGCAGAAACGTGGTGAATTCCGTCGGTGACGATGGTGCGTCCGGCGTAAGCGCGCTTGTGGTTGTCAGCCAGATGCCACGCTTGCCGTAGGGACAGTGACCGACTTCTTCGACGCACTCGCGAACTGCGGTTTGCTCCGGTGTTTCGTCGCTTTCGGATGTTCCGCCGGGGAAACACCAGAAACCGGGAAAGTCTGACGTTTCGGAACGTTTTAGAAATAGGGCCTGCTTGTCTGGTGTTAGAAACAGGATACCGGCGGCTTTTGTCATTGGCGCACCGCATCTTTCACGTCAGTCTTTGGGATCGAAGCCAATCACCCCAACAAAAACAGAATTCCTTGTAAGAACGTCAACGGCTTTCATCATGTTAGCTAAATTGTCCGCTGTTACCGTAACAGCTTCAAACTTGCTTGCCATTTAATCTTTTTTCAAAGTAAGATAGACTGTTTTGTTTTTATGGTCATATTTGTCTAAAACATACTTTGCGTTGCGTCCTAAAACCACTTCTTGCTCATCATGACCAAATCTAGAATAATCCCCCATGTCCAAAGCATTAGCGCCAGCAGGAGCATTTATGTGGATCACCCCTCCCCCAGAACCGGATTTATTTTTAGTAAAGTCTTTCGCCCATTTATCTGATTTTGATGTAGACGAAAAAGTCAGAAAACTTATCTCTCCCCCAAGTGGGACGTTTTTCAACAAATCTTCAACAAAACCAAAATCAGAAACTCCCCTGTATAATTTCACATCTTTTTTTAATTTTGATTTAGCAATAATTTTGTCCATGGCTTTAACATCTGTTTCCATAGACTTAATCGCTTCTGCACTCCTATTCCCAAAATTTTTCTTTAGCTCTGCTTTTCCCGCTTTCGGGTCACGTAAATACTTGTTGATATTATAGGAATTTCCTTGCCCGTATTGTTTTACAATTTTTTCTTCCTGAGGGGAAATACCACCAGTTTCGTAAGCTGTTACAGATTCATTTGCCTGGCTTTCCGACGAAGGTGCACCATTGCTTCCAAACTTTCCATCTTTATCGCGCGGATGGTCGGCTTCGACAAATTCTCTGTCGAGCCTTACTAAATTTAGAAAAGTCGTCTGTGCGTCAAAGAACGCCTCTGCTTCCCGCAAAGTTACTCGCGTCATGCCGCCACCTTCACGCGTTCCAGTTCTTCGAGCCCCTTGGCGGTAAACATCTCCGGTGCAATCCGATAAAGCGAACGCAGCGCGTAGACGTATCTGTAATAGCATCTACAAAACGGAAGTCCTGCCGGCTGCTCTATCTTGTCCGTAAACCGGTCCGCTGGCGCTTTAACAAAACCCGCTTGATGCGCCCAACTGTCGCGAATGAGAAAAACCTGTTTGTCTATCGCCTTGTGATCCGGTCGATAGTTGTAACCAATCTCACGACAGTGCGAGTGCCATTCTGCCGCTATTGCGCCGCCGTCTGTAGCCAGAATGCTGTTGATGGAGCTAACCAACTTGTGCCCTTGGTCAATCGCAACGCGCCGCTCTTCAAAAGGCATTGACGCCAACGGCTTTCGCACCTGCTCTTTCAGTTTCAGGCGGTCCACGACACCGGAACCGCCTGCAGGTATCGACGTAGCCCAGCCGGTAAACCTCTGGATCGTGCGGTCAATCGCCTGCGCTCGGTTGAGACGTATCAACGATGCGCTCGCCATGATGCGGCGGTCTAACTCTGAGCGAAGCCGCGGCGCAATTTTGTCCAGGGTGAACCGGGAGACATCCGGGTGCATTTTGAGCACCCCACCGCGCTCTACCTTGGCGCGAAAAATGGAGCGGAGAGTTTCGTTCAAAGCGGCTTGCAAGGTGCGCTCGGGGACCATGGAGCGCACGGCGGCCTTGCGGATGCGATCGACCCAGGTTTCTAGGCGTTCTTCGCTGTCGAAGCCGTGCTCGGCAATGTCTGCAACAGCGGCGGTGATTGTCTGGTAAAAGCTCTCCGTTCCGGTATAAAAGCCGTAGGAGGCCATGTTATCTTTGTGCGTTGTTTTGAGAGGCGGCGCTGTTTTGTGCGATCCAGTCTAGAACAGCGCGTTTATTGTCCCCGTCAACCAGAGGAAGTATTCTTTCCGCAACGACGCGGCAGACTTCTGTCTTTACTTCGCGCTCGTCGATTTCGATTATTAGACTGTTAGGCATGTCAATTCACGCGATATGTCGGCAACACGCATTGCGCATGCCGTAATGCCCTCATGGTCGCCGGCTAGGATGCACCGATTCCACTCCGCCTGGAAGGATGCGCGTTCCAGCCGTAGTTCATTGGCGCGCTCACGGTCTTCTTCGCGCTTTATATCAGCAAGGCGAAAGCCGTCCACAATCGCGGCAGCACACCGAACTTGTGCATCGTTCGTCATCCGAGCCTCCGGATGTTGGTGGCAGCACTGTCTTGTGCCGCGAATGGATGCCCCGGCTTTGGCTCTTCGTTGGCAGCTGCAGCGGGCGGCACGTAATCGCGCAACTCTTCCCAGTCCAATTCGAGCGCCACCGGAAACATGACTTTGTTCGTGTTGATGTTGTCTGCGGCCCATTCCATGAGCTTGGATTTATTGACCGGATCAACCTGGGGGACCATCACTTCCAGCACGGCGATGATGCCTTTCAGCTTTACGTCTTCCGCCTGCGCTTTCTCGCTTTCCGGCTCACGGAGCAGGCTAGGCCACTCGACGGAAAACGCCGACTTCCATTTGGAAAACGCTTCGTTGTAGGAAACGCCGCAGAATTCCTCGGGAAACTCGGCCTGCAATTCCGCGAATAGCTCTGGGTTCCATGCCCGATACATGACGATGTTATCGAAGAACGCGTAAGGCCCGTTCATCTCAATGCGGAACCGTTCCACGTATTGGGCAATGGCTTTCGCGTCTTCGGTTCCGTCCGCCAACCCGGACGCGAATGTTTCATTCTCCAAAAGCCTGGCTGGCATATCTGCGGCAGTCGCAATGTTCTTCAGAATATTGGACCGCGCCAGCGTATACGCGCCATCAAGGTTTTGCATGTTGAGGGTCTCAATACCCTCTTCTACGTCAATACTGATGACATTACCGATCTGCGCTTCCTTGACAACGTTGCGTTTGATGCCGAACATGGACAGCATCGTTTGCGTGATGATGGCGCCGGCCTGCTTCAGCTTAGCGATGATGACGCCGCATTTTAGCGTAATCAGGTCATCGGTTTGCATCGACTGGATGAAAGACTTAAGCGGAAACAGCGCCCTTTGATAAACCGAGCGCCCGACAAACCCAAACGCCGACGATGTGTATTCCAGATAAATCGGGTCTTCGTTCATCTTTACGATGGAACGGCTTGGATGGTATTTTGTGCTTCCTACACGAAAGCCGCCGGTTGGAAGTTTGAGGAAAGCATTGTCGTTTGGCTGCTGATTTAACACCAAGCTGCCAGAGGTATTCAACGGATCAAACACGTTGAAATTAAGTATCGGCATTTTGTATAGCTTGGCGAAATCGACTTCCGTATCTGCGGTTTCGTTTTCACCCGGCATGAGGGCCAAGCTCGCCAACCCGTAAACCCGCGACAAGCGCATCAGGTTGAAAATGAGTTTATCGCACCCCAATGCTTCCCATTCGTCGTTAAACGCTTTGACCAGGCGCTCGGGCGCGTTGTCGCCTACCGATATTGTGCGTCGTTGGCTTTGCGATAGCGATACAGGCGCCTCGGCCATTTTCGCGCCAAGGGGATGGTAGGAGAATATCGTCTTTGCTGTTTGATATGATGCGGCAGCGCCAGGCTGAATGTAGTCGCAGCACAGCATTTCTTGCAGAGGTGTGCCGAGCGAACTACCCCCCAGCGTCACGTAAGCCATGCGCCGGGGTTCTCCTATATTCTAAAACCCCTTGCTGTCTCCAAGGGATATCGCAATGGCGTAGGTAAATGAATCCAGAAGGTCGTCTTCTTGATCCTTGACGCCTATCTGAAACCGGAACACCTGCATCAGAAGGTGATTTCCGTTTCGGCCTTTGTAGTTCTTTAGGTTGTTGAATGCTTGCTGCGAGAGTTTGACTTTACCGCCATGCACGTATCCTGACACGCTGATGGCGCGTTCGTCCTTACCCACGCTGGTCAGTTTGCTGTCAATCGCCGTAGCAGGCCACTGTCGGCGCCGTGCTTGCTGAAGCAGAACCATGCCAGAAGATTTGTCTTCGATGAATGCGCCAGCCGATCCCATGCGCGCTTGCGTGATAACGGCGAATTCCTGCAATTTTTGGAATACGGTTTGCAGCCAAACGTCCAACAGAGAGCCTTCGATCTGCACGATGTCGTAGTCTAGGCATACCAGCGGATAAGTTTTATGGATGTTCTGCACCAAGCCATTAGGCCCGGAGCGCGGTGCTTCGTTATGGCGGCTCGTGTGCGCCCAATACGTGACCGCAGTTCCATCGTGCTGCGCGCCGGTTTTGGTCGCCGTGTCAATAACGGCGAAAACCATATCCGCGAATTGGGGAACAGGAACTCCCGCACCGTCCAGTAGCACATTGGTTTGGTCGAAAAACGACGTTCCCGCCGGCCTGGGGTCTTGCTGAAACAACGCGCCGAAGTTTCTTTCGCCAAGCACCGCCCGTTTTGCGGCGATGGCCTCGGCGTCTTCCCATTCCGGCCAAAGCGGCTCTCCAATCGCCCGACCGAGCAAATCATCCGCGCTGTCGCAGAGCGCAGGGAGCTTGATGATGCGCCACTGATCGCCGCCGTTTTGCGCCTGTTCCAAAAGCCGGCCGCCGAGATCGTCCTCGTGCCAGCGCGTCATTATCAGCACTATCGCAGCGTTAGGCTTTAGCCGCGTGTAGAAGTCGTTTTGATACCATGCCCATGTGGCTTCTCGAACCGATTCGCTTTCTGCGTCCGCCCGCTTGGCTACTGGATCATCAATGATTCCGAGGTCGCTGCGGCGACCGGTGACGGAGCCCTTCACGCCGGCCGCAAAATACTCGCTTAGGTTCGTGGTTTCCCATCGCCCGGCAGCTCTGTTGTCCGAAGATATACCGTAGTTAAGCAGTTCCCGGTTGTCGCTGGCCAAGTTTCTGACTTTTCGCCCGAACCGCTCGGCAAGCTCCGCGGTGTGCGAGGCGGCGATGATGGACCGCTGGTGAAACCGCGCCAGATACCATGTCGGAAACAAAACGCTGGCGTAGGTGCTCTTGGCGCTGCCTGGCGGCAGAAGCAGCATCAGCCGGCGGCATTGACCTTTCGCCACGTCCTGTAGCGCGCGGATCATCAGTAAATGGTGACGCTCAGGTTTTTGGTCGAGCGGTGCGAGCATTGTCTCGCAAAACACGCGAAAACTGCTCCGCGTCAACGCCGCTTGGATTTCTGCGAAATCGTCTAGGTCGAGGTCCAAGCCGCGCGCCTCGCAGTGTGTCAACCCAGGCTGTCACCCGCAGCTACCGCGAGCATGGCAATTTCCTGGCACACTCAGTTTTGGCTGTCAAGCGTCCTTTTGGTGTGGCGCGTTAAAAGCGGGGCGGCAGCCCGTGCGCCACCCGCCACAAATCTCGGAGCAGCGCCTTGGTCATCATCCTGCGTCCGTCGTTGTGGCATCGGCCTAGCGTCCACTTTTCCGGGTGCCCAGACGGCAAGTCAGCCGTGGCGCCCACCCGTGGCGCGGTATACGCTCGACGGCGCGCGTAGACTTCGCCGTATGGTCCGATGGCGTGTGCTAGCTCTCCGGTTTCGTCATCCACACCGCGCCACTGCGCACGAAACATCGAATCCGAGCAAAACGCCCACACGTCCGCGCGCCGGCTTGCTGAATAGCCGTGCGCTTCGGCATCTTCGGCGTTGGATTTTTTGCGCTGGCGTTCGCCGCCGATCACAGCCAACCCCATACGCTTCCATAAGCCCGAAACAGTGCGGTATTCCGTAAGCGGAACTCTTGCGTTGGCCCATATTGCCGCGTGCGCAAGGCCGTCTTTCAGGCCCAACACGGTTTTAGCAAAAGCATGCGTCGGCAGAGACTTGGCTAGCTTCCGCATCTCGGCTTCCGCGTTGATGCGTATGTCATCCCACTGGTTTCGGCCTGTTGCGGAGGATTTGATCAGCGGGATAAAGTCGGAGAGGGCGTGATCGCAATGGGTGTCGCAGCGGTCCTGGCCCTCTCCGGCCTTTTCGACGGACAGGCGAAACGCCTTGGCCCGCGCGAAAGCGGATTTCTTGTCTTTTTCCGACATGTCAATGCGGTAGCCCATGGCAGACGCCAAAATGGCTTCGATTGAACGGTCGGCGCGGCTTTGTTGCTTGATGCTGAAAAGCCGATTTTTTTGCAGCGCGACTAGGCGCTGGACTGTTTCGGCGAGGGCGACGGTGCTCTGGGTGCCGTAACACGCATGGCCCTCGCCGCCCGCAACGCCGCTGTCGGCGGGCGGGATGTTTGCAGAAGCGGGCGTGTCGGCTTTGGGTGTCGTAATTCGCCTGGCCCGCTTTTGCCGGACGGGCTTCGCAGCCAGCCCGATCTTGTCACCATCACGCGGCATGTTCGGCCTCCGCTTTGGCGTAAAGTGCATCCACCTCGGCAGGGTCTTGCCAATATTGGCGGATGATCTTTTCCGAGGAAAGGTTAGCCGCAAGGATCAGCGCAAACCGCGCATCCCGGCCAGCGGCACGCGCATCGTGTTGGCGTTGCGCTGCCCAAAAACGCACTTCTCCGACTGTGCAGTCGCCGATGGGTTTGGCGCCGATCTTTACCGTATCAAGGCGCGATAGGCTGACCAGCGCGACGGATGATGCGCGCGTGGCGGCTGCGTGCTTGTCTGCAAGTGCAGTGAGGTTTGAGGCGATAGACGGGGCAGCCTTGGGTGTCGCATTACGGGTGGTCGTATCGCCTCCGGATGCATCCGTTTCCGGCTGCGCCCGATCTGGGGGTGATGTAGCGGGGGCAATCGGGCGTTGGGTGTCGTAAACGATGTGGCCCCCGCCAGCCGGGTTGTTACCACCGGCATCTGTTGCGCCGCGCGTTTTCACGGCGGCGATTTTGGGTTTCGGCTTTGCGGAAGCGCTCGCCGTCTCCGCGCGAATCAGATCGCGCGCCACATTCAGCAGCGCCCCAATTGCCTGCGTCGCTATCGACGGCTGAAACTCTGTTACCCACGCCCAAGCGGATTGCTGCGCGAATTCTGCGGCCACATGGTCGCGCCTGGCACCGCCCGCGTCAGCTTGCGGCCATCTGCGCCACGCCTCGACTGCAACCTGAATTGCTTGGTCACGCGGTGATTTATACCCGGCATCGGCAAACGCCTTCGCAAACGCGTTCATGGCATAGCCCTTCCGTGTGATGTTCGTCTCTGCGGGCGCAGTGTAGCTTGGTCTAACGTCTCGTAATGATGCCTCAAACTCTTCATCGACGCAACAAGCAATCCCGTGGCATGCTGCCGAGACACCCCCTGTGCCGCCGCCCAAGTCGTTAGGTCCATCAGCCCGAGCACAATGTCACCCAGCACAGCCTCGGCCTCACGCCCCACCGCCTCGTTTGCCGCGCGATACCGCGCCATCGCCATGGCCTGCCGGTCGCTAAATCCGCCCGACGCGCCTCCGATGCCGATGCTGAGGCCGCCGCCATATTTGGCCCCAAGCGCGCCTATTTCGAAATCGTCGCGATACCGCTCCGCGTCTTGAAGCATCTGCTTGGTGACATGCTCACCTCGGCGGTGCAGCAGTTGCAGCGGGTCGGTGCGCCGGTATCCGGCAACTTGGCGGGCGGTGCGGGCGCCGTTGGTGTTTGTGTCCGCCGGATCGTCCCATTCGGCGCGCGTGACAATAGGTGCGCGCAAAACGACCGTAAGCCGCGTTTTGCCGTCTGCGGCGAGCGTGGTGCGGGTGACGGCCGATGACTGAATTGCAGGCACCATGTCGGTGCGGTCGGGGATGGCGGGCTTGCGGATGCGGGGCTTGCGGGTTGTCATTAGTGTGAATAATCCCCACGACCTTCGGTTGCTTGCCGTACGATAAATTTCTTGTGGCAATCGTCGCATGTAATTGCTGCGTGTTTCATGTCCAATCCAGGAAACACTTCCGCAGCTTCCTAAAAAGCTTCTTCATTCTCACTTGCCGCATCATGGCGCTGGCTTTCCGGCATTTTGCCCTCCATCAAGATGGCCCAGGCAATTCGGTTCGCGCGCGCCACGTCGGCGGCTTGACGTTTACTCGCATCATCGCCAATCAAGTCTGGCGCCGTACCCAATACGCTTGCGGCGCGCTGGATTCGATCAGCCAGCGTCTCCCAGCTTTCATGCGGCGTCTTAACGCCCGCCGGCATCGGGATGTTGACGTAGGTGCGCGGAATGCAAGTGCCAATGCAAATGCCTTGGAATGACGAACGCGGGAGAAACCACGACATTATGCGTCACTCACGAAAAAAGCGCCGGGTTTATCGAAACACAACTCGAAATATATAGCCAACGCCTTAATGGCGATGTGTTCATTTTGGCTCTGGCACAATCGTTGAAGAGTAGTCATATTTTCTACCGTGAACCGCTCCAACTCGGCACCTATTCTTTTCACCGATACATCATCCGCCATCATTCATCCCCCGCCGCACCGCCCGCATGTTTTTGCAACACCGCCAAAGCCGCCGCGACCTCCGCCGCCTGCTCCTCGGTCAGATGGTCCAGCGTGCGCACCCCGCCGGCGCCATCCTGGGCGAAACCCGTGTCGCCGGCTTTGCCAATAAAACGGTCGAAATACATACCGAGCGCCATAATCGACACCCGAGAGTCTTCGTCTCGGCATCTCGCCTGCAACAGGAGCACGTTTTCCTCGAAAAACCCCTCCATCACCGCGCGCGTCTCTTTGCTGATCAGCCGCCAGCTTTTGCCGTTCGCGGCGCGACCATTGCCGATATGGCCGCGGATGATGGCGCCGCCGTGGGGTTGGGGGACGAGTGTGGGGCGGTCGGGCATGGGGTATGGCTGGCACAGAATCGCGGCGGGCGCAATGGGTTAGGTGCTCATTCCCAACCGGCCTGTTACTTCCGCCTCCAAAATGCGGGAAATCCATTTAGTGCCCAAAGCACGACGGCCAGCCCGATCAGCGAAAATCCCTGCTCCAAATCATCGCACACCATCAAGCCTCCACCAACGCATCCAGCAGCGCCACCCCCTCCCGCGTCAACGTCACCAGAACGCTGCGTCGGTCATCCTCATCAGGGTTGCGCTGGACCAGCCCGTAAAGCGAGAGCCGGTCCAGCGCGCGGGTGACTGCGGGTTTGGATATGCCGATGGTATCGGCCAAGCCGCGCACCGTGTTGTCCATCGGGTCGAGGCGCAGGGTCAGCAGCACAGCGATCTGGCGCGCGGTCAGGTCACGGTCGGTGGCGTCAGTGGCGAGTAAGTGCAGCACCTTGTTTTGGAGGGGGCGCAGGGCGGTGCGGGTGGCAATAGAGGC